GTCCAATTTTGGCGGCGGCACGATACGGATTCGGCATCGTAGGTGTTGAGAATGTGCAATGGACTGGCCGGCCGATAGCGTCGAGCGGCGCCCGATCGCCTCGTTGATCCCGAGCGCGCGCAATGCGCGAACGCATTCCGACGCCCAGGTGGCCCAGCTCGAGGCCTCGGTCCGCGAGTGGGGCTGGACGATGCCGGTGCTGGTGGATGAGGCTGGTTCGATCATAGCTGGGCACGGGAGGGTGCTGGCTGCGGCGCGGATGGGGCTCGATGAAGTGCCGACGATGGTCGCTCGCGGCTGGTCGGAGGCGCAGAAGCGGGCTTACGTCATTGCCGACAACAAGCTGACCGAGAATGGCGGCTGGGACGACGCGCTGTTGCGGGTCGAGCTGCAAGACCTCGAGGCGATGGGGTTCGACGCGCTGCTCACCGGCTTTACCGCGGCCGAGATCAAGGCGATGGGCACGGTCGGCAAGACCGATTCCGATGAGGTGCCCGAGGCGCCGGCGATCGCCGTGAGCAAGCCGGGCGACGTTTGGATGCTCGGCGAGCATCGGCTGCTCTGCGGCGATGCGACGAGCGCGGCTGATGTGGCGCTCGCGCTCGGCGGCTCGGCGCCGCACCTGATGGTCACCGACCCGCCCTATGGGGTGGACTACGATCCTGATTGGCGAAACCGCGCCCCAAACATCGGTTGGTCCCGATCGAGATCGATTGGGACCGTTGAGAATGACGCGCGTTCTGATTGGCGCGATGCATGGGCGCTGTTTTCCGGTGATGTCGTGTATGCATGGCACCCGCCGGGTGCCATGCAAGTCAGTCATTTCGAAGCGTTGGTAGCGACGGGCTTTGAGATCAGAATGCAAATAATCTGGGCCAAACCGCATTTTCCGATCGGTCGCGGCAACTATCACGTTCAGCACGAGCCGTGTTGGTACGCAGTACGCAAGGGCAATACCGCGCATTGGCAAGGCGATCGCAAGCAAACAACACTATGGGAAATTGCTAATAGGACCGCATTCAAGGGCGGCATGGATGGGGTGGAAGATAATTGGTCCGGCCATTCAACGCAGAAGCCGGTCGAGTGCATGCGCCGCCCGATCGAGAACAACTCGGCCGGCGGCGATGCGGTCTACGATCCGTTCGTCGGCTCGGGCACCACGATCATCGCGGCGGAGATGACAGGGCGCGCCTGCCGCGCGCTTGAGATCAATCCGGCCTATGTCGATGTCGCGGTGCTGCGCTGGCAGAATTTCACCGGCGACGTCGCAACGCTAGAGGCGACTGGCTATCCGTTTCCGCAACAGCAAGAGCAGGCAGCAGCATGAAACGTGGACCGCGCCCGCAGCCGACGCATCTCAAGCTGCTTCGCGGCAATCCAAGCCAGCACTATGCCCGCCCTGGCCGGCGCGGCGGCGTGAACCTCAACGAGCCGCAGGCCGAGCTGATTGCCGACATACCCGAGCCGCCACCGTTTCTGATCGCCTACGCTTGTGACGAGTGGCGTATTGTGGCCGCGGAGATGTATCACCTCGGGCTGCTGGCGAAAGTCGATCTGCCGAGCCTTGCGGCCTATTGCTACAGCTACGGGCAATGGCGCACGGCGGCCGAGGCGATCGCCAGAATGGCGGCCGGCGATCCGGTGATGTCGGGTCTGATCATCAAGACAAAACGCAACGGCGAGGCGACGCAAAATCCGCTGGTGCCGATCGCGCGCAAGGCGGCGCTCGACATGGTTCGGTATGCGAGCGAGTTCGGCTTCACGCCGGCCGCGCGCAGCCGCATCGACGCCGGCCCCGGCGGCAGTGGGCCGGGCAAGTTCGACGGATTTCTGGCCGGGTAGGACATGCTCGCTCCGCAAGCAAAGCGCACGGCGCACGGCCGGCAACGCGCGAAGCGGGTTATCGATTTCATCGAGAAGCTGACGATCCCGAGCGGGACCGGCCAGGGCAAGCCGTTCAAGCTGCACGCTTTTCAGAAGCAGTTTATCCGGGATGTCTACGAACCTCATGTTGGTCGCCGTCGCGTAGTGCGGCGCGCGATCCTCTCGATGGCGCGCAAGAACGGCAAGACCGCGCTGATCGCGACCATTGCGCTGGCGCATCTGGTCGGTCCCGAGGCTGAGCCGAACGGCGAAATCTACTCGGCCGCCAACGACCGCGACCAAGCGGCGATCGTGTTCAAGTTTGCCAAGCAGATCGTCGACCTCGAGCCGGAGCTCCAGGCAAAGGTCGAGGTGATCGCCTCGACCAAGACCATGCTGGCGCGCAAGACCGGCTCGATCTACCGAGCGGTGAGCGCGGAGGCTGGCACCAAGCATGGCTATGTGCCGAGCGTCGTGATCTACGACGAGCTCGCGCAGGCCAAGAGCCGGGATCTCTACGACGTGCTAGATACCTCGTTCGGCGCCCGCTCCGAGCCGTTGTTCATCACGATCAGCACGCAGTCGAATGATCCCGAGCATATCCTGTCGAAGTTGATCGACGACGGCATGGCCGGCAATGACCCGGCGATTGTCTGCCATCTGCACGCCGCCGCCGAGAATTGCGACCTCGACGACGAGGTGCAATGGGCGAAGGCCAATCCGGCGCTCGGCAAGTTTCGCGACCGGGAAGACCTGGTCGCCGCGGTGCGCCAGGCCAAGCGCATGCCGGCGCACGAGCCGAAAGTCCGGAACCTGTTTCTCAATCAGCGGGTGGCGCCGATCGCCTCGCTGATCTCGCGCGCCGAGTGGATGTTGTGCGCCGGGCCGGTCGAGCTCGCTGACCAGGAGGAGGTCTATCTATCGCTCGATCTCTCGAGCGTCGTCGACCTGACCGCGCTGATGGTCGGCTCGGTCTCCGACCCGCTGCGCGTCCTGCCGTATTTCTGGAAGCCGACCGATCATCTGACCGAGCACTCAAATCGCGACTTCGGCAGTGGCACGCACCGCTATCAGCAATGGGCCGAGGCTGGGCATCTGCGGCTCTGCCAGGGCAAGACGATCGATCCCGAGACGATCGCGCGGTTTATCGCCGAGTTGACGGTGCGCTATCGCGTCAAGGGCCTCGTGTATGACCGCTGGCGCATCAATGATCTGTTGCGCGAGTTCGATCGCGTCGGTCTGCAGGCTTACGAGGACGGCGAGAAGGGCGGCGACGGGCTGCGGCTGGTGCCGTGGGGCCAGGGCTTCAAGGATATGGGGCCGGCGATCGACGCGCTCGAGCACGTTGTGATGGAGCGCAAGCTCGTCCACCCGGGCAATCCGATCCTGAATTGGAATTTCGCCAACGCGGTCGCGGTGCTCGATCCGGCCGGCAACCGCAAGTTAGACAAGGACAAGGCTCGGTTTCGCATCGACGGCGCGGTGGCGCTCGCAATGCTCGCGGGATTGCGGGCACGCGATTGCCGGGTGAAGCCGGTCGATATCGAAAGTTTGATTGGATAGGTTGGACATGACCATCACCACCGTCACTGCGACAATTGCCGCACGCGGCACCATAACCGCCGCCGTCGCCATTACAGGTCCGATCATCGGACTCATCATGCCGATCGCCTGGACGCCCGCTGTGGTCACCGTGCAAGGCTCGTCGGATGGTACGAACTTCTACGATGTGTATGATGGCGTGACGGCCAAAGAACTCGCCTTCAATCTCAAGCCAAACTCGATGGCGCCGATCAGCTCTAATCGATTGTGCTGCTTCACAGCGATCAAGCTGCGTTCGGGGACGAGCGCACTTCCGGTGGCGCAGAATTTGGCTTCCCAGTTCGGCATCGTCGTCCTGGGTCCATGATTCCTCGGGATGCCGGGGCGAAGGCTTGGCATCACTTCTACACCACCCGTTATTGGTTGCGTCGGCGGCAGTTGCAGTTGACCGCGCATCCGCTCTGTAAATTCTGCGCGGATCGCGGCGCGGTCGTTCGCGCAACCGTGGTCGATCACGTAAAGCCACACCGCGGCGATTGGAATCTGTTCGTGCTCGGTGAGGTGCAATCACTCTGCGCGAGCTGTCACGACCGCTGCAAACGCTTCATCGAAACCCGCGGCCACAGCATCGAAGTCGGCGACGACGGCTGGCCGATAGACCCCAATCATCCGGCGAACAGGAGTTGAGCCATGGCGCTTGCAATTGTGGATGGGCCGACCATCAAGGCCGGCGAGTCGCTTTCCGACGGTGCCGACTGCTCGGGCGGAACCATCGTGCGGATCACCGTGCCGCAAGAGTTTACGCCGGCAAACCTGACGTTCCAGGTTTCGAGCGACGGCAACCTCTACAACGATCTGTTTACGGCGGATGGCGGCGAGGTCACGGTCGCGGCTCGTCCAAGCACCGGCATCGTGGTTTCCGAACGTTGGACGAAGTCGATCGGCTTCGTGAAATTCCGCTCGGGATCGCGCAGCCATCCGGTCGCTCAAGCCGTGGACTGCAAATTCGCGGTTGCTGTCGAAACCATCCCGGCGGCGTAGTTGGAAATGAGGAGGCCTGCCATGGGTATGCGCCAGCGCCAAGGCGATCTCTATCCCGATCTCGATGAATCCTATGTCGATTTCATGAGCCGTTGCGGCGACGAGCTCGGCGACCAGGATGTCTGCCAATTGATCTGGGAGGATGCTTGGGACGAGGACAAGGGCGCTGCCAAGGACATTTGCTTCAAGACCCACGCCGGCCAGGTCAACGGGTTGGAGTTCGTGTTGTCGGACGAAACGCCCGACCGCATGGACGATGTCATCATGGCGGATTCCTGGGATCTGGCGTCGTTCCAGAAAAACCCGATTGCGTTGTTCAATCACAACAGCAACGCGCCGATCGGCAA